CGATAGTAGGTGCAGCTGTCGCGGAAGGGTGGCCAGACGCCAGAAGCGCTTGCTGCCCGTGCTGCCACGCAACGATACCTTCCAAGTCCTGTCGGTCAGAGGTGGACAGGACGCGATCGTAAATCGCGATGGCTTCAAGCACGACGCCGTTTGCATTGAGCCCGAGGTACGGGGTGTAGCCGATCGTCGCAGTAGTATTATTCGTCGTCAGCGATCCGCCGAATGACTTCGTATTGGCAGCGCCGCCGTTGGCGTAATGGTTGGACGCTGGGCTGGCGCCCGCGGTGACCGTGTGGACCTCGATCAGAGTAGCGTTGAGCGCGGAGGTAACCGAACTATGGTCGCCAACGTTAGCCAGTGCTGCCCACGTGTTCGTGCCGGAGTTGCCGTATCCGAAGATACGCCATGATCCCGTGCTGCCGCCCCACGACAAGACGCAAACGTTGCCTTGGCTTACCGTGCCGCGGAATAGCAGCAACACGGTATGCGCAGCGCTGCCGGTCGGGAAAGCCGCTGGCGTAGTGAAGTCCATACGCTGCGTATTTGTGAAGGTCAGCGCAGGCTTGCTGCCGATCGACGCGACTGAAGCATTGTAGACAGGACGGCGTGTGCTGTCCGTCTGCGTTGCCGTCAAAGACCCATATTGCGACGTCCACTGAGACAGACCATTGCTGCCGTCTAGCGTCATAGTTGAGCTGTCGGTTACCGTCAGGTAGCCAAGCAACCCTGCAATATCAGAAGGGTTTTTGAGGCGAGTTGCCACCCTTAATCCTCAGTGATAGTCGAGCCAGACGCAATCTGCGGCGTCACGCCGCTGTTTGCTGAAATGGTCGGATTGAGGGGTCCACTATACAAGATCATGCCTGCGCCAGTCGCCGCTGTGCCGAGGCAAGCAAACGATGCCGTGCCGCCCGTACCACCCGTACTTGCGCCGAAATTTGCAGCCGCAACCAGAGTTGCGATGCCCGAAGAATCCACCGTCCAGCCGCTGGTCGTGCGGGGCACGGCAACGCGCGCATAGCCGGTATAGGAAATCTCGTTGGTCGTTTGCGTACCCGTCTCGCCCGGATCCGCGGTATGAAGCGACAGATAAAGATTGGTCAGCGGCGAAGATGCGGCGTTGTCCGCAATGTTCGCAATCGGCGTACCGTTGAGCAGCAGCTTCAGATAAGCCGTTTCCCATGCGTTAGACTTCGACATTACCGTGTTCCTCCTGCATCCGTTTCCAGATCGATACCCTGAATATAGCTCCAGCGCACGCCCGCATCTATGGTTGTCGTTAGCTGGAGATACCGCCCACGCGCGCGCATGGGAATACGTCCACTGCGTTGGAGCACGCCAGACGTTACGACGCCAGCGACATCGCCCATCTGTTGACGCGCATCCGTTCGCACGCTGATGCCGGTGTTTGCGTCAGACATCGGCCACACCGCTCGCAGCCGCGAAACATTGGGATCACCCGGTGCCTGCCAGCCCAATGCCAGCGTGGCCTCCAGATTAGGTCCAGAGAACGCGCCAATTCGGTTTTGCCGGTCCACGACATAGAGCCGCGGGTCGCCACCCTGAAACCGCGGGTCGTCCAGAGAATAGGGCATGGTGTCAAGGTTGGGATAGATAGCAGCAACACCTTCAAGCGAGATGCTGCTTTCATAGCCTGCGAACAGACCCAGAAACGGCACCTCAATCGTGCTGGCGCGGTCGATGACCCAATTATAGACCCAGATGCGCCCCGGCACCCCAGGCACGCCCCACATCACCAGCGAGCGCTTGGGATCTACTGCCGCCCACAGCTTTTCATAATCGTCCACCGACACGCTGTCGCGGAAGGTCTGATCGAATTTCTCGTTGCCCAGCGGGCGCAACGACTGACCGTCTTCCAGCGCCATAAAGCCGCGATCTGACAGGAAGAACACGGTACGCCCGGACTGCGCGATGCTGCCGCTGGAAGCGCACCCGACGTTGGTGGTGATCTCGGGGAACTGGAACGGCGCCTTGTCATCCCCGGTGCGCTCCATCCGCACCAAACGGAAACGCTGGAGAATGACGCCGTATTCCCCGCCCGCAATACCCTTGACCTCGCCGCCGGTCAGCATCGGCTGGAATCCAGACTGATCGACGCCTGCGGTCCATTTGGTGTGGTCATTGAACCCCGACCACTGGACCAGCAGCTTGTTGCCATCGGCCTGCGTGATGACGACGTAATCGCCTACCACCGCCACGCCGTTACCGGTCGGGCAGCCTGCGATGTCGGATGCGCTACCTGCGGTAAGATCGATCTGCTTGGTATCGACGCCGTTGACGGCAACCACGAAGTCTCCGAACTGCGTGAATCGCCAGCGATCGACCACGGACATAGCCGCCAGCAGCGTCGTCCAGCCTCCGCCGGAATAGCGCTCCAGCCCGTTAGCCGTGCCTGCGATGAGGTACGTGGTGCCGGTGGACGAAATGAACGCCCCGCCGCCCTTGAACGTCGCCTGCAACGGCGTGCTGATCGCCGCTAGTGCCTTTACCGGGCGATAGCCATCCGCCGCCGGAAGCACGTTGATCGCCTGCGTCAGGACGTTGCGCGGAAGCTGGTCCGGGAGATAGGCGGGGAAGGGGAGGCGCTTGGTTGACATGTCTATGCGGCTATAGCATACAGTGCAGGCTGCGGCACCCAAGGGCTAGCGGTTCCCCTGCATAGGGCTAGACTGTCCCCATTGCCGTAGCACAATACGGCCCGGCCCGCTGGTTCATTCCATGGCCGGGCCATCAAACCCTAGCCCCCCGAACCTGCGACACTCCCCGAGGCGTCAACGGTGCGCTACCCCAACGCGCGTTCTGCGCCGCCTTGTTGATCTCGCCCGTCAGCGCCGACACCTCCTGCGCCGCCTGTGCCATGCCATCGCTGTCGCGCTCGCGACGGGCAAGGTGGTACATCACGCCGGCAACGTACAGATCGGGATGCTTGCGCAGCAGCCAGTTGGACACCTGTGCCGAAGTCAGGGCGCCGATGCGGGCATAGTAGACCATCTCGACCGCAGTGTTACCGACCGGTCCAACCCGCAACGAATTGCCCTCGATTGTGTAAGCCATCGGTGTGCCCGAGCGCCCGTAATAGTTGGCCAGCATGCCAGCGGGCGACATGGACGATAGCGGCTGATCCGGCATACCCTCCACGAAGATAAACCGCATTTCCAGAAAATCGTCCGGTAGTTGCGTCAGCTCGTCCGTGATCGTGAACACCGCACGGGATTCCATATCAGGCGTGCGCAGCGAGCGGTTGAACTCCGCCTCCGCCTTGCGCAGTGCCCGATCGATTGCCTCCTGATCGTAATCCACGTCGTCCATCATGTCGCGGATCTCGGTCACCAGCTCCGAATAATTGGTGATGGCACCGGGGGCATATGTCGGGATTGCGATGGACATTATGGCGATACCTTAATTGCGATGAGCCAAGCGACAAAGGACATAACCGCCCATAGCACGACACGGGTGGTCTTGCTCCAAGGTTTTACGCTTGGCTCATCGTGCATCAGCTGTGCATCACCCAAGATCCGGCGAGGGAAAGCGTATAACGCGCGCCCTCGTCAAACTGAGCGCGGTCGAATGAAAACTGGATGCCGCTGTTGGGCACCGTGATTTCCACGTAATCCGCGCTAAGCTTGGTGATGGGATAGCCGAACAGCATATCGCCTACTTCGAAGTCACGCATGTCAGGCCGCCTTCCACCCGCTACCAGAGAAATACGTCAACGTCCTGATACCACCGCTCAGCAGCGGGACAGTGCCGCCGCCGACAAGGCCAGTGAGGTTGATGCCGAACAGCCCAAGGACGCTATTGGACGACACCGTGAACGTGGCCCCAGGCCATGCGTTGGTCGAAGATGGCGTAACATTGACCGTGCCGGTCAACGTGCCAGTGAGGTTGACGATCGGCGCCGTAATCAGTGGCGTCAGCGTCAGCGTGCCCGAACCCATGGAAATAGGAGGCGGCGCATAATCTGTGCGCTGCGGTCGCCAGTAGAAGCCCGTCGAATCCGCCTCGCAGACCATCACCGTCGTCACCGAACCCCACAGGTCCGTAACGCGGGCATATTTACCCAGATATGGCGCGCTGGCCGGATAAGTCGAAAGCAACGACGCAACCGTCATCGGCGTAGGAGAAACGAATGCGATCTTCCCACCCATGAAGTTATTGTACATATCGTCAATCGTCAGGCTGTCATTTGCCTGCATAAGACGAAACTTGTCCAGGAGCTGCTGCTCCGAGACACCCGGCGTCGTAACTTCACCCATCGCTAGAACTCCGTCGCGGTGTAAGGCTGAGATGCCGTACCGCTTACAACAGTCACAGCGCGGTTTGTACGCACGTTGATCGTGCCACCCGCTGCAATAGTATAGGTTCCCGGCGTACCGATAGCCGCAGCGCCGCCAAACTCATTGATGCCGATAGGATTCGCGCTGATGTTCTGGATGTTGAGGCCACGCCGCGTCGTGTTCGCCGCTGCAAGCTGCTGAGAGGTATTTGCCGTCGCGTTCGTCGTGCCGCTGCGGTCAGTGCCGGCAGGGAGGTAACCCGTTTGGGTGTATGCAGGATCGGTAGGACCGCCGCCGGGGGCATAAGTACCGTCCGCGTTGGCGGTGTTGACGACAAGTGCGCCGAAAGGATCAAACCGAACTTCCCGCTGCTGGCGATCCGCCATGGCAGTAGGCGTCTGAATATAGATTCCTCGTAGTGCCGTCATCTGCCCACACCCTTAAATGATGAAATTGCGAACCCGAAGGTAGCGATATTCGTCCGAATTGAGAAGGCGCTTTACGCCCTCCTTATGGTTCGGATTAAAATACTCGATCCCGTGTTTTGTAATCCACTCCATCAGAACAACATTGGGAATGCTAGCAGCGTGCCAGAGGTCGTCGCGCTTGTCCCAACTCTCGTTCTGGGCTTCCTTATTGGCATCCAACAAGGGCGACACGTCCTGCTCATAACGAACATGCCACGTATCGCCCTCATCGTCGGACGAGAACCACTCACGCATCCCGGTAAGCGGATCGTAACTCAGCAGTTTCTCGTCCCCTGCCACCTTACTTCACCTGCTTGTTAGCGCGGAGAAGCTTGGCGGTGTCCTTGTCCACCTTCATCGTCTGTCCACGGCCAATGGTGCGCCCATCGCCCACATGAACTTCCGCCGGCAGATCGTCGGCGCCAGTGACCTCAACCATGTCGGCTTCATCACGAGCGGAACGGGTTTCACGGCCCTTGTCGTCCGTCTCGACCGTGAGGTTCGCATCCGGGTTAGAACGCTGGCCGTGCGGGTTGGGATTGGAGTCGGTCGGGGAAACGGGATGCTCCACGATCGTTTCACCCGCGACATAATCGTCTCCCATATGCTCGGTTTCTTCCGTCACGACGCCAAGAGCCGCGGCCTGCTTGCCGGCCTCCGAGATGTTGGCGTACTCTTCGACGGGCTTGACCGGCTCACCAAGCGGGTTGGCAGGCGGCAGATCGCGCACGGACGGGGCATCGGTGCCATCGCCCTGCGTCTCGGGCAATTCCTTGCCTTGGCTGCTGTCCTGCATCTTGTCTTCCTCGACGCCCGTATTCGGGTTCACGTCGGCATCCTTGCGGGGTCGTCCCATGTTATTCACTCCTATGCTACGTGCTTCCACGTTGTCCGATTGCGGACTGCTTTTATTGTAGAAGGTGATACGCCAAACTTCCGACCTAGGGAAGCATTTGTAACGCCTTCCGCGGCTCGTATTTCCCTGACGTCTTCATCCATAAGCTTAGCAACGGCAGAGTCTTCCCCATAGGCCACATGGAAACAATTACGGCCCTTACGCACCATGTCTTCCGTATTCTCTCGGTAGGTGCCTTCCGAAAGGTGAGATGGATTAACACAGCCAGGGTTGTCGCAAGAGTGCATGATTACCATGCCCTCATTCGGCGGCCTTCCATTGGCGTATTCAAACGCCAAACGATGCGCCAGCTTAGTCGGGCCACCTTTACCGCCAATCTGGAACTGACCGTACCCCGCCTTGAGCTTGTTAGCGGTCCAAAGCCAACAATCATCAGGCCCTTTTTTGTCTACGTACCGTTGAAAGCGCACCTCATCTGGTGCGTGATTTCTCGGTCCGGCAAACGGGGAACCATGCTTGCGCCAACGATCGTAATGCATACTACAAAAGCCGTGGCCATTGAGTAGCCTTTCACATCCTTCGATCGTACATATGGAACGTGCCATGTTATCCTCCTTGTGGAAAAGAAGAGATAGCATGGCACATACCACTTTACTAGACCTCAGGTAAGATCGGCGATTACTGCATTGCCTGCGTCATTTTTGCAGACCAGAGTTTCCTCCGAGTACATGGCGTCACGATCGGCAAGGCCCGTGGTGGCCAGCTTGCGCTTCTGGAGCGGGTCCAGCGTTGCAATCGCCCACATCTCCGGATCCACGATCAGCACGTCACGCGCCGAACAGAAGCGATCCGGCACGAACTGGATCTCGCCCACGTCCGACACGTACACGTCGGCGCCTGCGATGATCGTCAGCCGCTTGTCGCCAGTCTCACGGCGCTGGGTCGCCAGACCCGAGAACGTCGCCGCAATCTGCTTCTGACCCAGCGACATGATCGCCAGGGTAGGATCGCCACCAGCGTTCCACGCCGATGCCACAGCGGCCTTCAGCAGCGTCTCCGTAAACGCTCGCTGCGTGCCGTTGGTGGCCGCGGTGACCGGATAGCCGGTCGTCGTGCCCGACAGCACCGGATTGACGCCACCAGCACCGCGGCTGGCATTGGTACGCATGAACGCCAGTGCACCCGCCGACTCGCCGGCCGTACCAGCCGCGGGAGGAACCGCCGCAAAGTTGCCGGTGTAACGCGCCTCACGATCGCGCTTCCATTCCTTGCCTGCCTTGGCAAGCTGATAGGAATGCTCGTTCGAACGGCCCGCAGCCTTGACCGCCTGCTGCGTCGTGCTGGTGCCAACGACCTTGGTGAAGATTTGGGTATAGTTGCCCAGACGGGTCGTTGCCGGGCGATTCTCGTTGCTGAGGTCGTCGCCCTGAATGGCCTTGTTGTTCGCATTGGCCGAAACCAGCGCGTCCGTCTGCCACTCATGGTACACCGCCGAAGCCGTCTCACGACCGATGGCGGTCACGAACGGAGTTTCGGTCGGGCTGATGTTGCTGATGATGTCCGAAAGGTCCTCGCGGTTGCCCACGCGGGTAACGGTCTGAATGGTATTGGATGGAACTGCCATGTTCGTTGGTCCTGAAAAGAAGGGCTAACCAAGGCGTCCGATAGCCAGCGCGGCGTCCTTAACATCGCCACTCGCTGCCAATCGTTGCCGTGCTTCGCGGTATCCCGTCTTTTCGCCGCTGCTAGGCTGGGCGGCGTTAGGTCGGGTCGTCCGCGCTTTCTTGCCATCTCGAACGCGCTGCATGTTACGGGCAAGGGCTGCGTCATACTTCGCCGCCTTTTCCTGCCAATCCGACACCTGACGAAGCGCCTTCAGTTCGCTGGCCGTTGCATGTCCGATCTGGTTCATATCCAGACCCAACTGCTTGCCGGCTTCGATCGCCTTGCTGAAGAATTGTTCCCGCGTAGCCTCGTTCTGGACCTCGGGGATGCTCAACAGCTCACGATCGCGCTGCGCGACCTCTGCTTCGCTCATCGCGGTATCGGCGTCAGTGCCTAACGACGTTGCCTGCTGCATAAGCTCTTCATGCTGGGCCTTGGCATGGTCGTACTGCGCCTTCTGGGCAATATAAGCGCCAGGATCGCTGTATGCCAAAGCCGGATCGGGAGCCTGCGGGGCATAGGCTTCCGCAACCACCTTGATCTGCTCGGCAAAGCGCGCCTGCGCTACTGCGTCGGCACGGGCTGCTGCGGCTTCCGCCGTTCGCTGGGCCTCTGCTGCCTTCGTGGTTGCCGTCTGGACCTGGGAAGCCCTGCGGCCCTCCAGTTCGGCTACGTACTGCTGCGCCTCTTTGGGAAGCGCGGCAAACTTAGCCTTCTCTTCGGCAGTCAGGCTGACGGGGGCTTCGATGGCCGGCTCGCCCGGTTCGTCGCCCTCGTCATCCTCATCTTCGCTGACATCGAGATCGTTGTCGTCCCCGTCGTCGCTCTGATCTTCGTCCGCTTCGGCATCGTCACCGTCTCCGGCGTCCTGCCCCCGCGCTTCTACCCGGCGGATGTTGTCATCATCGCCCAGGTTCAAATCACCAATTGCTGCGGCTGCACTGTCCATGTCATCGACAAATGCGGCTTCCGTTTCAGGATGGGCCACGTCGGTTAACTCCCATACGCGCAATTACCGGATATTGGCAATCTTCTGCGTATGGCGGGTATCATTACCATAAATTTTGCCAGTTTCAATAACAGTCTGGAATTTACGCTCAATCTCGCGTGCGATCTTGTCCGCCATGGCAAGCGCCTTCAGACTATCGGTGTCACCGGGCTTCACATCGCCCACCTTCTCGAAATAATCACGGCGCAATGCGGTGAACATGTCGCGTAGGCCGTCTTCTTCGTAAAAGAAAGCCTCATACCGCTGGCCACGCGCAACCTTGTCCGTGCCGTTGGCGATGCGCTGCTCTGCCACCAGTGCAATATTGAAGCGGTGGCAGAGGTAGGTGACGAGCCATGCGGCGATGCGACGGATCATGCGTCTTCTTTTTCGCCATCATGGATGTATTCAAAAAATTTCTGAGCATAATCAACAATCTGACCTGCGTCAGGAGCCACTTTTGCCGCCAATTCCAGAGCCCAGCAACGATATTCTTGATCGGTCATAATTATCTCCTATTATTGGTCTAGTTGACCACCCTGCCTATTAACACCAATATTTTCTTCGCTTTGATTAGCGCCAACTTGTGCAGCATACTGCTTCACCTCCGCCTCACGGTCAATGCGGTAAATAGCAATATCCGCCTCAGCAGACGCCTTGTCACGTGCCAGCGTGGCTTCCAGCGCCGCTTTCTCCCGCTGCTGCTCCATTTCAAGCGCATGACGTTCCCGCTGCGCCTGGATATCCGCGGCGTCTTTCTGCTGCTGCAATATCAGCGTGGCTTCCGCCTTCTCGCGATCAAGCTGCATCTGGGCCTGCGCCTTCTGCTGCTCGAATTCCATCTTGGCCTGTTCGCGCTGCTGCTCAGCCTGCATCGCCATCGCCTCGGGATCGGGCTGCTCCTGCTCCTGCACGGGCTGGCCATCAGGACCGATCTCGGGCGGCGCGTCCGGATCCTGCCAAAAATCGGACCCTTGACCGATACCCAGATCCCGCACTAGCCCGTCCATCGCGTGGAATAGCTGCTTGGGCTTCACCAACCCATTCTGAAAGCCATCGGCAAGGAACGGCGCCAAGGCCATGCGCGCCTGCACGCGCTTGTCCTTGCTACCCGTACCAAGGCCGACACGGATGGCCAAATTGACATCCTCCGGCCACTTCGACGGATCAACCAGCTTGTATTGCCCGTCCACCTTGATCTTGAACGGATCACCCTCGCGGCGGCGCAAACGGTACGACTTGCCGAACAGCCGCGACAGGCCTTCCGCGAAGTTGCGCGCAATATATTCTTCCTGCTGCTGTCCCTGCGCCTGCATCATGGCGGTGCCGGTCGCCGTCTTGTTGAGCGCGTCGGCGTCAAGGCCCTGGTTCAGGCGGGTAATGCCGGTGCGCGACTCCCGCTCGCCCGTCATCCACTCCATGACGGTCAGCGACTTGCCAACGTCGAACGTGCTCTGATACGCCGTAACCGCACCAACGTCCTGCACACGAATCGGCGCACCAGCGATAGGCGACAACAGATCATCAATCGTGTTTTCGCTGGAGCCGCGTTCCGCCACGATCGGTCGCGGCATGTTGGCGTTGTACATGCCATCGAACAACTGCCGCGCCACCGTGGAGCGGGCAAGCTGGATGTCCATAACCTTGTCTGCCAACGAATAGCCAACCAGCCGATGCGGACGCGGAAACGGGCAGAACACCACGAACGGCTGCTCATCCACCGTCTCGATAGCATGCTCGCCATCAGCCCAGCGCATCACGTCACGCTCGACACGAAACACCTTCACGCGCTCGGCGATGCCATCGCCGTCGATGTCGATGCGTGCGTATTCCTCCCAAAGCTGCACCTGCTGCAATGCAGGCGTGCTTTCCGGGTCGGGATCGTAACGATCGTCATTGCGTCCGTCAGGCAGGCGACTGTACGTCGGCAGCGCATAGACCTGCTCGCGCTCGAACCCCATGTCCACCAGCTCGGAGCGCGTTTTGATCGACACATGCGCCAGATAGTCCGCTTCGTCCTCATGGCGTGCGCGTGCGGAGTAGCGGAATTCTTCCGCCGGCACAGCCTCAGCGACGAAGCGCTTGCGCCGTGTCTCCGTCTTCAGCGACAGCGTGAACGTGCCATCGCCATTGTCCTGCTGGTCCTCGATCTCACCGTCGAAACCTTCAAGCTCCACCGGATCCGCAATGGTGACGCGCTCGCGCAACACGCGCTCTTCATCAACCATCATCGTCTTAGTGACGCCGTAACGCTCCATCAACCCGCACGTCAGCCAGTCGTGCAGCACCCGGTAGCCGTCCTGATCGCGCATGAAGCTGTAACCGATTGCCGCGGTCGCCTCATCGGCCATGGCTTCGTCGGCTTCGTCGGTAGCCTCGAACTCCACTACCCTATCGCCGCTGATGAACGTCCGCAGCACGGACGGCACCATGTAATCGATCGTCTCTTGCACATCCGGCAGGATGATCTGGCTGCGGCCCTCGACCTCGTTACCGAACGGGCGCGCCTCGTAATAATCGCGGGCGAGGTCCTGGTAACCCCGCATCCGCTCCCATTCGCTGTCCGCGGCTTCGGACTCGCGGACCAGCGCATCGACCAGCTCATCCATGTCGATGCCAGGTGCAGGCTCTTGGGGCATGTCCCAGCCGTTGAGAGTGGCGTCCTCTTGGGAGAAGGGGGCCATCAGACAATACCCCTCTTCAGCATGGCGTTCTGATTACGGCTAATCGATTTCCACCGACCCCACTGCTCATCAGACCCACCAAGCGCGTCGAAGGTATGACGGTCGCCATAGCGTGCGGCAAACTTCAGTTTTGCCTCGCGGTCATAGACATCCATCAAACAACTCCCCGGCGCAACTTGCTTAGGTCCAAAGCCCCGCTACCGGATTTCTCAGGCCGGATAGCCGCACTCTCAAAGCTCTTATACCCGTGAGAGAACTCATCGTGCAACGCGTAAGATTTGAACTGGCCAAGCTTGTCGTCCCAAGCCTTGCGGTAATTGTCCAGACAGGCGATCAACCGCGCGCATCGCGTTTCATCGATCCAGACTTTAGCGAGGAATGATCGGCTAGCGTCAATGCCGGCCTGCTCGGTGTCAATGCGCTTCAACACCTCGATCGGCTTGATGCCAGCCCGTTCAGCGTGCATGCGGCGCGTATCAGCCACCTCGGTCAACGACCGCTGGTCAGCGTCATGCGGCATGTAATGACGGCTGTAATTGTAACCCTTACGGTTCAATACGGCAGCGTAATGGTTGAACCCTTCGCCACTGTTCTCATAATAATCGATCGCGCGCCGCTCGAACCCGTGGTCCTGCCAAAACGTAATCGTCATGCTGTCGTTAAGGCCGAGATCCCACGTCGTGTAGACCGGCGCTTCCATGATCGGAATGCGGCAGATACGGCCCTCTTTGCGCATCTTGCGCATCTCAGTGCCAAAGTATGCCCCCTCAACGCTGGCCTCGAACGCTTCCTGAGGCGTCGAGGGATACTCGCGCTTCATGTCATCGCCCTGCTGCTCAGCTTTCTTGATGTACCAGGAAACCTGCTCCTGGCGTAGCTGAATACCGTGCTTGTGTGCCAAATCCTCGAAATACGCTTGCCACTCCGACGTAACCGTCACGTCCTCATGCAACTCGTATTCTGCGCTGGTCCACCACGGCGCAAAATGGAACTTGAAGTCCAGCGCGGTCAGCGGCGTGCCAGCATCGGCCTTCTGCTGCGCCTTCTGCGTCAGATCGTAAAAATGCCCAGCCTGCCCCTCAGCCGTACTCTCCACGACGATCCTCTGCCCTGCCTGCACCGTGTTAAACGCGCCAGAACGCACCTCACGGGCCTTCTCAGGGTATTTGGCGCACAGCTTGCCATACTCGCTCACATGCAGCCTCTGGAGCGTTCCTGAGCGCAGCGACGTGCCGACGCGGATGCTGGAGCCGTTGCTGAACTTCATGCTGTCCGCGGCGGCCTGCTCAGCCGACACCACGGCGCGAAACTCGACCGGCAGCTTGTCATAAGCGAACTTGATCTTGTCCGCGAAGAACGCCTTGGCATCGTTGAGATTGTGCGCGATCACGCCAGCCGCAGTATTGGGAATGAACAGACAATCATCCAGCATGTCTATCTGGATAACCGTCGTGAATCCCTTCTGCCTCGCTTTAAGCACCACATCCATACCGTGGCGCTCATCAATGAACTTGGCCTGATCTTCGTTCATGCGGAACGGCACAGTTGCACCGTTCTTGTCCTTGATGCTGTAAAAGCCGTCAGCCAAGCGATCGCGCTTAGTTGGCCAGCGCTTGGCCGCAAGGTTTAGGACTTGTGCCCCAGCCATGAGGCGGCCTCTTCGCTCATAGTGATGGTCTGCTTGACTTCAGACTTGTCTCGCCATTCGTCGGGATCTGCGTTCTTGAGTGCGAACATACGAGCCGTAACAGCCGGTCCGCTTTCCGCTCCAAGCATACCTTCTTCAAGCGCCGCAGTCCTGGCAGCTTTCCCTACGCGTACACTTTCCGAAAACTCTGGATGTGTATCAATCCACTCGTTGATTGTAGACCGGGCAACGAGAATGCGACCAGCGAAAGCCGTAAGGGACAAGCCCTGCTGCATAGTCTCAATCACCTGCTCACAATAAGCCGGATCGTACTTGGTAGGGCGCCCCATGGTCATCGTCCAAACATAGCCCTAATCAGCACCCGTGCCAAGTCCCTGCCGCGCTCTAATACAAGTTCGGCATTCTCGCTTGCCGCTCGCCCGCTGATAAAGGTTGTCGCCTGTCAGTGCATGACCGTGCTTGCAATGGGTTTTACGGCTGTTGCGATGCTTGCCGTCACGAGCTTTGAAGCTGGCAGGCTTTGAAACTGCCTCCTCATCCGACCACCCCAGCACAGCTATCCTAGTTAGCACCAGCTTTTGAGTGAGTCCTGCCGCTCTAGCGGCATCAGCCAAAGCGACCTTCTCGCCGTTGATGGTAAGAAAGCGCGTATTTGACCTGTTATTTGCCTGCTGCTGCAATGTGGCCCATCGGCAATTGCTAGGCTCATAATTGCCTGTCCCGTCTATGCGGTCCAGCGTCATGCCTTCTGGCTTTTCGCCAACATCAGCTACGAAATTGACGTACTTATGCCAACGGTCGCAGACCTTGATGCCTTTGTGCCCATATTTTGAATAACCATAGTGGCCCGGCTTATGGCATCGGCCGATCATCAAACGCCATTGCTGATAGAGCGGCCGATTTGATTTACTTATATTTTTGTCCCGCTGACATTCGATACACGTTCTGTTCGACGTAAAGCGTTCCGCAATATGCCCATTATGACAGGGCTTGCCGGTAAAATATCTATCGCTGGTCATGCCTCGCTATATGCCAACTACAGACTTCCGACAAGCCCAGTCCTATCTAACCCTCCCCCCGCTCAAGGGCGCGGCCGCGTTTGATGGCGGCGAGCACGGTGGCATGCAGATCGTCTGCCTCATGATCATAGATCACGGAAGCAGCTTCGGCCTCATCCGCATCCACCGGCTCGGGCAGCAGGGCAAGGCATTGGTCCGCCTCGTCGGAGAACGGACCCTGCCGCGCTGAAACGAACTGGAGAACGTCGCGGAGCATGGATGATTGGTCATCCGTCAGTGCCACCGAGCTCTTTGCATTTTCTGCAAATTGCTCAGGTGCAACGTTTACAGTTTCTGTAACGGTTGCCCGATCCGACAGGGCTTCACGTAGGATGGCCCACGGATCACCACAGTCGTACGCAATGACCTGCCGATAGGTCAGGCCCGACAGCCCGACATACTCGTTGCGAACGACCGGAGTGCATTGCAGGGCGCGCGTGATCGCCTTCCGCAGCCTTTCCACCTCCGGCCCCACCTCACTCGGGCTTGGCGCTGGGTGGGGCTTAGCGGGCGATTTCGGCGTGTATGCGAACACCCTGCCCGGCGCTGGATAGCCCTCCGCATAGTGCGTCGCCCACGTATAGGGATTTGGGATTGTCGCACCTGTTGCCAGCAGGACAGGTCCACCGTCCCAATCGCTAGGAGACGCTTCCCCGCCATGCCAGCGGACCATGCCTTCTGGTATAATCGGCTCATGCTGGCGGATCATGCTGCCGTCTCCGATGTGGCGACGCAGCGCTGCTCGGCGAGGCAAGCGTAGCCTTGGATGTCATGCCAGTTGTCGACGTATTCAGGGTCGCCAGACAGGATGCGTGCCTGCTTGTCGGCAATGACGGTCAACGCCTGCTTCTTGTCAGCGGATAAGCGCTGCCAGCCCGGTGCCAAGCGCATCACATCCTGAATACCCTGCGCGATCATCGCGTGATCGGTAAAGTCACCATAGCGCGAACCACGCTCGGCCAACGTCGCTTCAATCTCACTCATGCCCCATTCTCCAATTCGAAACGGTCTGCGGCGAGGGCGTCTGCCGCGATGTTAGATGCTTCACAGCAATCCCGGTCAGCAATCTCCCGCAGCGCCGCCTCGTACACCGCCAGCCGTTGGAGTTTGGCAGCTTTACGCTTGCGGTAGGCGCGGGCGTGGTCTGCTTGGGTTTTCATGCTCGCACCTGAGCAGCGCGAATGACCCGACATGCGTCCTGCGCAACTTCACGGATGAAGCCCGGCGACGCGCTGTGTCCCATCTCCGCCAATTCCTCAAGCCTGCCAACAATGGTGGCGTTGATGCGTGCAAAATCGGCAGCGCGTTGTTCAGCCAAAGCCAGATGCTGCTTATGCTGAGATTCACGCTCGGCACTGATGGACAAACGCGCTTGCGGGTGAGCAACAGTATACGTCATTTCAAAATCCTTATTGCTTTTCTACCCCGAACATGACGCCATATCGCCATCCCGTCAACACCCATCACTAACTTTTTCTCACCCCACAACCACGGCAGGGGGAGGGGTTAGCGCGGGGACTTGCGTGTCTTGGCTTCCCTATAAACCTCAGGATAAGGCACTAATCCGCCTTCGCGGCACCGAGCAACATACATCGCCCGCTTTTCCTCCATCGTCCAATCCGTCCTTGTCACTACTTGCTGCCAGTCCATTACTACGTCTCCATATAGCTCGCCCGCAACCGCCACCATCCGTCACAACGCAGCCGCTGCAACGACCGCCGTGGTGCGATCATTGCCTGATGGCTTGGGGGTAGCCATGTGCCGTCTCGGCAGTCGCGGGTGGGGGAGCGGCGGGTGGTCATTTGGCCCTCCCCAACCAGCTCCGGATATACCAGCCAGCGTACTCAGCATCGACATCGTACTTCGCCGCGAGCCTGGCCACGTCAGCCTTCACCAGCGCCGTGTCAGGGGCTTTCATCATGTTGATGAGGAATGGTGTTAGCCCCTGATCGGTCATTGCTTAGCGCCTAAAATGCGAGATCGTCGTCTAGATCCTCGAACGCGGCTCGACCCTCCGTATTCGACTGCGTAGCGCTGCGGTTGTCGGCGCCATCGACGCGGCCGTTGCCAGCGCCACCGTTAGGACCATCCAGCATCGTCAGCACGCCGCCGAACCCCTGCAACACGATCTCCGTGCTGTACTTGTCCTGGCCACTGCTGTCCTGCCACTTCCGGGTCTGAAGCGCGCCTTCGATATAGACCTTGCTGCCCTTCTTCAGGAACCGCTCGGCAACGCCCGCTAGACCTTCGTTAAAAATCGCCACCGAATGCCATTCGGTTTTTTCCTTGCGCTCACCGGTGGTCTTGTCCTTCCACGACTCCGACGTTGCGATGCGCAGGTTGACGACCTTGTTGCCGTTGCTGAAGCTGCGGCTCTCGGGATCGCGCCCCAGGTTGCCGACGAGGATTACCTTGTTAACCGAACCAGCCATTACATCCCACTCCCTTCAATCTGCTTTACGATCCGCTTGATGGAATCCTTATCCACAAACAGCGTGGTCCCTGTGACCAACTCAACCTTCGCCCTTCCATCCATCCCAGGGGGATAGATCATCGTCACGTGTCTTTCCGCGATGTACGTTGTGAAACCGGTCGCAGCCGTTATCGAAATCATCTTCAATCCTTCCATTGAGAAACTGGTCATCCGGCCCGGACAGGTGGACAGGGTATATATACCCCTGTCCGCCCTGTCCGACCTGTCCGGAATTTGGCGGACACCCTGTCCGGACACCCTGTCCGGACCTGTCCGGAACTACTTAATTCTCCAGACAAAATCCTCATAAACCCCAATGATTCCAAGGGCTTGGAGCTTTGTCTTGTACCTGCGATACATTCGGTCGGCAGTGTCCGCCGCCTTGTCCGGATCATGCAGTGCGGCAACTGTCCGAGACTGCCATTCGGACAGGCGGCAAACACGGGTTTCAAAGCCGAATGTGAGGGCCTTTTCTGGTACGTTATGCCCCTTGCTGGCACCGGTATCGGCTAGGGTCTGACACAGCATTTCAAACGCCACGCGCTGACCATCGGACAGCTTGTCCGACCGCTTGTCCGTCATAATCTGACTATCGCTCGCGACGACGACACAGGACGTCACCGCGCGACCCTTCTCGTCCTCACCTAGCTCGACGACCTTCAAATCGAATACGACAGGCTCAGCAGGCTCAGCATCCTTCTGCTTCGTCACCTTAGCCTGCTTGGGCCCGCCCTTGTCCTCAACCAGAATAATCGTGTCACAAGCGCCCCACAAAGAGCCGTGACCGCGAGGCGTTTCGTTGGTGCTGTCCTTGGGCCTGTGGTGGATGACCATTGTCGAGCATGCGAACTGACGTTGGAGGCGCCCGACATTGTTGACATAGGCTACCATGTCAGTGCCGATTTCATCACCGCCGCCAAACGTACGGGCGAGTGTGTCTACCACGATCATAGCGATTGGCAGATTGTAGCGCTGCGCCGCCTGCTCGATTGTGGCCCTCAACGCATCAATATCCCCGTCATCTTTCAACAGATTGACCTCAACGGGAATAAGCGCAAACGGCAGCTCATTGACTAGGTGATGCTTTCGGAACGCAGCGACGCGCTGACGCAAGCCGCGCTGTCCTTCCGCACCGATGTAGATGACCAGCCCCTGCTCAACGTCTCGATCGCGCCACGCCCTGCCGCCTGCGATATGCATGGCCATATCAAGCGCGAAGAAACTTTTGCCGCAGCCTGGATGGCCATAAACGAGGCATAAGCCTTCGCTCGGTATCAGGTCATCAACCAGCCAATTGGCCTCAAGCTGAGCGTCGATCTGGTCGAACCATTCGAGTGGCAGCATTTTCGCCATGCCAGTTTCGGCGTCGATGCTGTCCGCGACGACCATCATACCGTAATCTGGCTCATCGTCCGGTTGCAGCCATTCCGGCATTTCCTGCCAGCCGGGATCCTGATCGTCGCCGCGGAAATTACCCTGCACGACGTTAGAGCCGCGCTGTTCTTCGCCTAACACCCGATACGCCTGCTTGTGATCGCCACCATGCTTGTAATGGACATAAAGGTCATAGGCATCACCGAAACACCCAGACCGGCATTTATAGCCCAAGCCGGATGCCGCATCGCTTTCCGATAGGCTGACCCATTTGCCCTCGATGATGCGGGTTGCGAACGTTTCACCCGACTGCTGAGGTGAGCGCCAATCTTCGGGATTTCGAGGACTCTGGGCATAATCGCAGATGCGCAACATCGTTTCGACGCTGTGCGTTGAATTAAAGACCTCGATCAACGACCGGCCGTCTTGCTTCTTTGCCGCTTCAAAGCGCAGTGCAGCAGCACGGCGAAGCGTCTCGCGCTCGGCGTCATCAGCAGCACGCTTTTGTTTCAGGTGCGCAATGCCCCCTGCCACAGCGCCAGCTTTAAGGCTCAACCCTTGGCCAATGGACTGGACTGACTTGTAGAAAAGAGGGTTGCCGGCAGCGTCACGCAATGCCGAACCATCTTTATAAGCGGCGGGAACGTTGGGAAGATAGATGGGCTGTCCAGCTCGCGATAGCGCCTTATCCGTTGGCACCCCGTTCGCATCAAGATAGGTAAAAAAAGCTGTCTGCGCATCGAACCAATCTTCGAACCCGCATGGGGTATCCAAAGGAAGAATGGCCCGCCACCGCTGATCTCCATCGCGAGAGTGCGCGCTAGAATATATCAGCCAAGCCGCACCACCCGCAAACGCTTCAACCGCCTGCTGCACCTGCTCAATCGACAGGTTGCCCTTATCAATGTCGGCGGCGAGCGTGACAAATGAGCCGTGCTGCCGCTGCGCATCATGCGACCGCGCATCATAGGAGTTATAGCTGGATGGGAGAAAAGCGTTGCCGGACATCTTTAGCTTAGTCTGCGGCTGCATCGCGAAAATCTGAGCCAGCGTGATCGTTTTATAATCTTCGCCAGTGTCGATATGGCTGTCGTGCTGCCCTGCAAAAACCGTGACGCGGTGCGTCATCCATGGCTGGGAATCTGCTTTCGGCGCCGCAAGTGTCATGCTTTTTCCAAACCACGTACAGCGATCTGCGCAAAAGTCTCAGCGCATGACAGCAGACCGCTTTCGTACATGGTGAGGATCATCGACTTCTGATCGGAAACGGTATCCGCCATATCGACGCAACGCAACAAAACCGTCCGCACCGACGACCTGAAGGGTTGCGGCAGACGGTCTTCGGGCGTATAATTGTTCATGTCAGAGGCTCCTTTCCAGCCGATGATAGGGCGGGTTGAGTGTAGCAAGCACTCCCCGCCCGCCCATCATAACAGATATGTTAAGCAGTGCAAGGCTAGCGCACACCCGGCACCGGCGCCCCAACCGACCGTAACCAGTTGCAGCAAACCTCGGTGGTACGAAAGATGCCGCACGGATAGCCCATAGCGACCAGTCGGTTGAGACATTCGATCTGTGCCGCTGAGGGATCGCCCTTGCCGTCCTTCCACTCAGGGAACGCGACACCCGGTATCCAGGCGTCGCACACATCGCCCTCCCAAAGACAGCCAGTGTCAGGAAAGCCTGTGTAAAGCCCCTCGGCCTTAACCTTGGTGCGGCCGGCGTTGCTGGCGATGTGCGTACCGTTAGGCACGGCAAACACCAGCACCTTGCCGGCGCACATCCGCATATGCGCCACCCATTCCTTCTGCCGCGTGTATTCGCTCGCTTTGCCTTTGTCCTTCGGCTCGACAAATACGCGCGGGTCTAGGTCGGGGTAAAGTGCGCCATCTAGGGCATCAATTTCGGTAAAGTCGATCACAGCGCTGCCCACATCAAAAATGCGATAAGGCAAATCGTAATCAACATGTCGCTGCTGAATATGATACTGGGTAACGCGCGTCGCCGATAAATGCGATGCACATGCCTATCGAAATCATCCATTGGCCGACCTCCTAAGCCGCTCTTTCAGCAAAGCCGTATTAGCTTCCCCAACCGACACCCCGGCATGAGACGCGGCCAATTCCTGCGCCGTCAGCCGTTCAAGCGCCGCATCCGTGCAACCCGCAATGAGCATGTTGAAGGCGAGTCTCCCCGCCTTCTGTGTCATGGGTTTGCTGCCGTAGGAGCGGACGGGTGGGCGGCTCATTCGACTACCTTGTATGCGATCATATCAACCGCATCCCAATTATGCGCCCAGGCCCGGCGTAAGGGCAGTGTCCGGTAGGTATCCTCATCCGGCCACTGACAGCGGACTTGAACAAGCGCGTTACGATCGACCGGGCATTCTCCACCCGGCCAATACATCCATCCCGCGCCCATTTGCGTAAAAGGTTCTGCATAAGGTGCTGACATCACCCGCCCTTTCTCGTTAGGAAATCTGCCGGCAGCGTTACCCGTCGCCGTTTAGCCATCTCGGCCACCTTTACCCGCCACCGCCAAGGGATGCCGCGCGCCTTCCAGTTGCGGATGCTTGACGGCGTTTGACCAACGATGACAGACAGGTGTGCGATGCCGAGTGCTTCTATGATTGAGGCGTCAGTCAATGGACTGGTCCCGAATAGCATCATCAAGATTTTCAATGGCGTCCAGCATTTCTCTAGCTAGCTGGTACGCCGTTGTGTGAAATTGAAGCACAGTACTTATATCGTTGATAGTGTCATAGACTGCCATCAGTCGATCATCTGCCCATCCGTTCATGCCCCATCCTCCACCACAACGCCGTCCGCGTCGATGACCTCGTCATCGTCAGCATCGGGGATGTTCAACGCATCCAGCTTCGTAGCGTAAGCAGTCATAACCTGCGTGTGTAGATCGGGCTTGCCGGTTGCGAGCTTGCCTAGCGCCTTCTCAGCGCCCCGCTGCAAGCTATCCAGTGCTTCCACGCTGTCCGCGACCTCGACCGCTGCGATATGCTCAGCGGCCCACTCCTCGGCCGTCTGACGGCCCTTCTGCGGGGTGGACGCGGCAACCTGCATCGGCTCAACCTTGAACGGCTTCTTGTTGGCGCGCGTGGCCGTCAGAGCTAGCACGATAGGCGCCTGCATGTTGGTCATATGCGAGATGCGAATGCCGCCGACCTTTAGTTTGCCATAGGTGACTTCAGGGTCATTGTAGAGCCGCATCGACCGCCCGACATATTCCTTGGCGTCCGGCCCCCATATAGCGACAATGACGCGGCGCATCGATTTGCACGGACGAAACGCTTTGTCGTTGCCTTCGAAATAGATCGACACCGGCTGTTCCGCGCCTTCGCCAAAACGCACGTCGCGGATGGTGATGTCCATTGTCTCGCCAGGGCCGAAGTCGTCGGCGTTGATCTGATCGGATTTGGCAACGATGGTTGCAAGCATATTCATAGGTCTTCTCCTAGACGTACATTTCTTGTTCGATGACGCGCTCTGTCTCGACAAGGCGCAGATCAGAGGCGAGGGTATCACGGTATTGCTGGATCATCGCTGCCATGCGTTCTTCCGCATCAGCAACCATTTCCAGAATGGCTTTGCAGACCTTTTCGTCCGGCCAGATCCGCAGGGTAATCATGGGGAGCCCGCCGCTGTAGGACGTAAAATCCCACCATTGCCGCTGCGTAACGATTAGCGAGGATTGTACCTGGAAAAGGAAGTCTGCCGGCATCTCGCGCGTCATGATCGTTTCGATCTGGTATTTCTGTTTCCGGCTCTTGCACTCCCAGCCGCCGTCCTCGCCACTCAGTCCGTCTGGCGAGCATCCGAGCGTGAACCCCCACTGATCGTTGGTCACGAAGCCGCCATCCGTTAGCGGGCCGTATTCGCGCTCATAGATGATGCGGGCGCGGGCTTCGTCTACGTGGCCTCGTTCGGTATCCCAGCCGCTGAAGCTAGGTTCGACATACTTGCTGATACGTTGCGCCACCAACTCGTACAGGTGAGCGCGGGCCTTATCGTTTTTCGCGATGGCCAGCGTTGGGGTCATGATCAGTTTGACTTCGCTGCCGGTCAGCAACCCGAGGCGGGCATTGTGCCACTCCTCGCTGCCCTGTATAAGGTCGTTGTGATAGGTGATTGCCATGATGTCTCCTTCTCATTGGCAGTCACCTGTCTAGCCCAGTTTGGGACGCTATGCAACAGCTAAAGCGACACGGCGCGGGACATTCAATGTCCCATGCACCCACAAAAAAAGGCCCCAGGAACCACCCGGAGCCTAAGCGATGTGTGGGGGTGTTAGCGTTCGGCGCGATGGACCGGGTCGCCCTGATAATCTTGTACGACATCACATCGGGCGCAATAGCGATATGCTTTTATCGGCTCGTATGTCGGCGCGGCGTTAGAATCGCACACGGGCGGCAAAGTTATCCGCGCTGGTACGTAAGGACCCCATATATGGCCGGTCGCTACACACCATGCCGGATCGCTCTGTGGTACGTCATACAAGCGCAACCGGGCCAATAGGTGCTCGCCCTCGTACCAGCTCGTAGGAACGTGACTCATATCTTCACCCCCCGAAACACTCGATCCAACACCCCATCATCCGCCCCAGCCACAACCAGCAACGCCGTCATCAACCGCGGATCCTTCGTCTCACCAGCCACAGCATTCAGGCATTCCCGCACCACACGCGCATTCCTGACACGCTGCGATGCGAGATAAGCCGATACGGCTTCGTCGGGGTAGTTGGTGGTGATCATGCTACAGCCTTCCAAGCTGAGCGTTCTACTTGTTCGGTCCAGCGCTGTAGCTCTTGATCGCAAGCGTTGCACCAGAGGCACAGCCGGCGGTCGCCATCAATCTGCCACCGCGTTTCGTCGCCAATGAACACGCGGGTGTGCTCAGGATCTATCGCGCACCGGCCGATGACCGAATATCGGTGCCAGAAGCCTTCGACTTCAGTCAAGTGCTGTGCCCAATCAGGAACGTGCGCGAACACAGTGGCAGACTTGCCGCCCGTCAAGACACCCCACAGACGCGAGCCAGAAAACCAGTTCTCATCGACTTCCTTGCGGCCAATATACAGACCTCCATCCTTCCAACGGTAAACCAGTGGAAGATCGTTCATCCAGCGCTTGTTACGGGTCAGCCATTTGCGAAGGTTTGGGCTGTATTTATCGCCTGTGAGTTTCCAAGGTTCTGTAGTCATAACAGCCAATCCAGAAGGCAGGTGACGAGGTAGCCGATCGCGCAGGCGGTTAGCGCCAGGACGACGGCCAGTGATAGCCAGAAGGCTAATTCGGTTAGGAGGCGGGGTCGGGTCATTGCGGTGCCTCGGGGAGGGGCATCCAGTGGGTGGGTGCGTCATCAGCATCTTCTTTTCCGTCGAGGGGAAAAAAGAACATGCAGGACGCGTTGCCGAAATCGGCGTCTAATATCCCCCATCGTTTTGCAGCATATCCGCCAACGCGAGCGACGTGCATGCTACGATCCCGTCGCAAGACCAGTACCGCCTCATTGTAAGGCGCCGTCTCAATAGGTTGCCACTGCGTCACGACCACACCCCCCTATCAACCTGTTCCACGGTGCGCCCAGGATATGGGAACATACCTACAGCAGCACGCGCCGGTCCTTGCTCGTGTTTCCTGAAGACACCTACCGCCGCCACCTTGAGCTGGTATCGGTGCTTGACCGATCGTACCAGCGACGGGAGACAGCCAAGATGATTGGCAATTTGGCGCGTGTTCCAGTCGGGATGCGCCTGATGCGCGGCGATGATGCTGGCCTTGCGGCCACCGTAGCTGTATCTCACGCCGCCACCCCATGCCGAGCTTCCCACGCTGCCATAGGTACAGGCATGACCTGCCCAGCACGGATCTGCGCCTCAAGCAGACGCTCACAGCCCTCCAGCGAGGCACCCGCCTGGACATCGACGCACAACATGGCACCAGCGGCTCGCGTGGAGTGGCTGATAGGCTTGCGGATACCGGCGTGGATCAGCTGGCTGATACGCTTGTGCAACGGATGCACGTTGATTGTGTAGCCCATGTCCTTCAGTTCGAGCATGGCGGATTCCGCGCTTTGCTCCATGACGAGTTCGTCAATCAGATATTGCGGGGGGTACATGTTACTTGTCCTTATCCGGATTGGTCCGACGCATGATTTCTGAGAAAGCGGCAGCAACGACGATCGATATGAAAACCCAAACAACGATGATGCTCAATGCAGTTTTCAGCATGTCACTCTCCTATGTGTTTTATCGTTGCAGAAGATCGTTACGCCTCATCCTCCCAAGGCACGCTGAGCAGGTACATGAACCCGATCAGCAGACATCCGGCCATGAAGGCGAGGATGGTTAGCAGGGTGTCGATTAGGGTCATGCCATCAATTCCTTTTCTAAATCGTGGAACCGCGGCTGACGCTTGCCCTTGGTGCGAGCCAATAGATCCAAGCTGTGCCAGTAGATCTTAGGCACACCGTTTTTGCGCCAGTTCTGCCAGCCTCGCGGACTTAGGTTGTAATGGGTGCAGATCGCCGCTTTGCCGATCGCGTCGAGTGCCGAAGCGTGAGGGTGTTTGTCAGCCATGCGCATCATATGCGCCTATCGGCCGGTGCGCGTCAACAAAAAAAGTGCACATCATGCGTTGACAGTCCGCAAGATATGCGTCTACAAAGGCTTCAACAAGGAGACACGCAAATGCCCCACCTTCTCACCGCAGCCCAAACCGCCGAACTGATCGCCGACCACAAGCGCAACATGGCATCACTCCGTGCGACCGGCGCGTTCGCCAGGTATGGCAGCGCACTGCGCGGCACCGGTGATGTGCAGCGGGACGAGGCAGATGCCTTTCGTGCAGCTCCGGTGTGGGGTGCGGGGCTGTGAGCGGCGACTACATGCCGGTTCCGCAATTGGCTTCGGGCATGACGCTGCGCGACTGGTTTGCTGGTCAGGCATTGTCTGGCTTCGCCGCAAACAAAGAATTCCTTGATGCGCTTTCGATTCAAGCGGATCAACTGGACCTTACCCACGAGGCAGCGCTGGCTAAAGCCTGCTTTCAACAAGCCGACGCCATGCTTGCCGCCCGCGGAGACGCAGCATGATCCTCGATATCCCCACCAACGCCGACATCATGCGTTCCGTCCATGATGCACAGGCGCGGCTCGGGCTGGAACCTGAGTTTGCTTTCATCCACCATTCGACCACATTCGATGTCGAGTACCGCGCAGCACGTCGCGCGCTCGATGCAATTCGACAGGAGCTAATCTGATGGAGCCACGTATCACAAAACGCGCCAGCTTTGGCGTTAAGAAGACTGGCTATGACGCCCTCCACAAGCCCAACCTCTCGCAGTGGCAGAAAGAATCGATGAGCGATCTCTACCCCATGGAGCATCATGGCGATCGACTGCCTCATGAGAGCGGCCTGCTCCACGTAGGCGTGATCGAATTTGCGGTTCTTGCGGTCATTGTCGTCGTGACTGTCGTTATCGGGATCTCGCTGTGATGACCGCCGCAAGCAACGAGGTGGCGGCGGTGATCCAGGCGGATCGGGATGCTGCTGCGGATTACGCGCTGGCGTCTGAACCGAACGACACGGCTTTTCCCTATGATGTACGACGCGGCTATCTGGACAAGGCCCCTGTCGTCCAAGCCTTCGCCCGCCACCGCATCGCCTACTCCGATCCCCGCCCGGTTGCGGAAGGTCTGCGGGAGGCGGAGCGTATTCAGACTCTGGAAGCCGCATTGGCGAGTGTGCAGGTAAACCTGATGCGCGATCCGTCACGCGGAGAGGCCGTAGGCGAATTTGCCGCTGCTATTCTGCGAGGATCAACGTTGATCGAAGCGATGATCTCGGCTGACACCCGCTTCCCTGCCGCCACCCATAGCCCCGCACCGATGGCGGGGGAGGGCTGGGAAGGGCCTGCATATGAGTATGGTGTGACGTGGGGGCCGGATGAGGCTCATCCGGATCGCCTCACCAACGCGCGTGACCAGGGAATCCGCGAAGCAGCGGACGCTGTAGTAGCTTACGCCAAGCGAATGAACGATGCGGGCAAAGAGGCATCGTTCGTTGATGCGCACCGGGCAATTATTGCTCTCTCGTCGTCGTTAGCCGCCGCCCACCCTTCGACGCAGGAGGGTTCGCGATGAGCCGCCAAGTCTGGAAATTCCCACTAGGCACGATGTCGATTGTCAACGTGCCGTTGACCGCCCGTGTCGTTCTGGTGGCGCTCGACCCGGCGACCGAACAGCCAGCGATATGGTTGGAGGTCGATCAGAGCGCTCCTAAAGTTGACCGCGCGTTCGGCATCTTCGGGACTGGCCATCCGATCGAGGGCGACGGTGGTTTCCCATCACCTCTGCACGTCGGTTCCGTCGTCCAAGGCCGGTTCGTCTGGCATGTCTACGAACTGCGCGACGCCACCAATCATCAGGACCCCACAGCATGACCTCTTCCCCCACCCCCGCTGTGCTGCCCGATGCGCGGGCGCGGACCCGTGCGGTATCAGAACGACTGGTTGCCGAAATGCGCCGTGTCGCCCGTCAGGATGGGTGGGCGCTCGCCGTGCATGGAAGCATGTCGCGAGACCTCGACCTGATCGCAGTCCCCTGGACCGATCAGGCGACCGACGAGACAGCTTTTGTCGAGGCGATGCGGGCCTCCATGGCTCGCACGCTGGGCGGTATCGCGCTGATCGGCGCGGGCGAAGATGGCCGGACACCCGGCGTCAAAGCAAAGCCGCATGGTCGGCGGTCGTGGACGATCCATTCGACCAGTGAGCAGCTTGTGGAGACCGAGGCGGGCGCTCACCCTTACATTGATCTCTGCGTGCTCGACTTCCGTGTCGGTGCCGCGTTCGACTCCGATTGGGCGGGTGACTGGCAGGGTGATACGCTGAGCGAACGAGCGCGGAGCATGGCGGCAATTCGAGTAGCAGCGACCGCCACCCCGCCCGCGAGCGATGCCGCGGTTCCGGCGGCAAAGGACGCCGCTGAAATCAAGAAGATCGTCCGGTGGATCGACCAAGCCATCGAACGGGCGAAAAAGCACGGCACCACCGAAGGGATTTGGCTGTTCGCAAGCCAATGGCGCACGGTTCGCAGCGTTCTCGCCGCAGCCCCCAAGGTCGCGAGCGATGCCGCCCAAGCTGAAATAGAACGGCTGCGCGGCTTGCTGGTCGATCCCGGTTCACCCCCGTGGGAGGACGCGCGGCGCGTGTTGGTAGCTGAATTGCGGAAAGCGGGGTTTGATAAGCGCGCCGAGCGTGTCGCAGAAGCGCAGCCAGAGCTGATCCCCTCGGATATCACGCTCAACCTGATGGCTCATACCAAGGTCGCGAGCGACACCGGGGCGATAACGCCGGAATGGTGTCTGCGAATGGCGGAGTTGGAAGCAGGGCAGGAGATTGGGGCGGGTGCGCTGGATCACCCGCTGCGCACCAAATGCGAGTTGCCGCCCGCCGGTCGGGTATGCATCCGCACGCCGGGGCACGACGGCCCCTGCGCTGCCGTCGCGAGCGACACCGGGGCGGGGTTCAGTGAGCAAGCATGGGAGGAAGCAGTCCGCGAGACGGACCGGCACTGCTACGAACTCGACATCACGAATGCCGATCATATCGTTCTGTGGCTTGAGCATCAGTTGAACGGACATGTCGGCCCGCTGGCGTACATCGCTTGCCGTATTCTAGACGCACACGAAGCAGCCCTAGCCACCCCCATCGATGCGACGGGCGCGGCGACGGGCGGCGGGGAAAATAAGGTGACTGATGCTCACCTTAACGCCACCACCCCCGGCGGGGACTTGCTGGAACAGGCGGCGAGGGATGCCCACGAACAGGGGTACAAAGAGGGCTTTGAACAAGGGACTCTGTCTGCCCTCAAGCCCGCTGGCGACGGGGGTGAGGCATGAGCCATTGGGAAACGACCGGCGCGTCTGACGAATGGTACACGCCTGCCTACGTGTTTGAGGCGCTTGGCGAGACGTTCGACTTGGACGTTGCAGCACCTGGCGATGGACCGCCGCATGTCCCGACTTCGCGTTGGCTGTCGACCGCTGGCCTTGTTGCCGACTGGCGCGGCTTCGTCTGGATGAACCCGCCCTTTGGTGGTCGCAACGCGCTGGGGCCTTGGCTCGACAAGTTCTTCGCCCACGGCAACGGTATAGCGCTGGTTCCCGATCGCACTTCGGCACCTTGGTTCTGGGCGGCATGGACGCGGGCAGATCGCGTGCTGTTCACTCGCAAGATCCGGTTCCTGCGGCCAGATGGCAGCGAAGGTGTCAGCCCGTCGAACGGGACGGCCCTGTTCGCGGCTGGTGATCGAGCGGTCGTTGCGCTGGAGCGGGCCGCTGCCGCTGGTCTAGGCATCCTCGGGCAACCTCTTCGGAGCATCGCAGCATGAGCCCGCCCATGACCACCGACGCTGCAGCGATCTGCGCGAACTCGCCGCGCGATACCGGCATCGAAAGCGCCATCCGCATTGCCGTGTGGAATGCCTGCAAAGCGCGCGGGATGAGCCAAGACGGATCGATCCAGCTTGTCGCGCAGACGTTGGCTGATCCGAATCTTTCCGCCGCATTACGTAGCCGTGATGCGCTGATAGCAGCTGAGGAAGCCTGTCCGCTTTGCGAGGGCAAGCCCTTGCCCGCCGGCATGGGGTGCATCGCTGGCTGCCGCGACGGCGTCGTGCTGGTCACGAGCGCGAACGTCCTTCGCAACGTCAAGCCCTTGCTGGAGCGCACCGCCGGAGCGATAGTGGAATGGGAGGTTTGGCAAGACGATATGCCGGTAGCCACCAGCACCAGCGAGGCTGACGCGCTGCACTATCTCATGGTCTATGGCCAAGACGGGCCGGTGAAGCTGATCCGTGTTGAGCGGACCGAGATCGTTCGCGCCGCCCTCCAGCAGAACGACGAAGGGGAGGCGGCATGACGCGTATCCCGACACGCCCGCTGTGCGAACGGTGCCGCCGCTATATCGGTATCAACAGCGAAGTGGATGACGATCTGTGGATCGAGCTTTTCGGTGCGACGCACGGCCCAGGCTATATCTGCGCCGACTGCGTTGCACGAGCCGCTGACGAGCGATTGATCGACTGGACGGGCAAGCTCCGGTTCGTGCCGCTTAGTCTGGCCGCTCAGATTCGGTTGCAACGGAACGACGAAGGGGTGTTGACCCCACCCACCCCCAACAAGGATGAGGCGCGATGATGGAATGGCAGGACATATCGACCGCACCGGCTGCGACCGGGCTAGGCGACAAGCGTATCATCGTCGTTGGCGGCTACATAGCTGAGCCCGAAATTGCGCTTCCTGATGGCGACTGGTGGAGGATGCGCAAAGCTGAAGGCGGGATCACGCCGACTCATTGGATGCCGTTACCCCCACACCCCGCAAAGGACACTGACGATGGCGAGTGAGGCTGAACTGCTGGCGTTGGGCGATCGGGTGGTGAATGAAAAGGCAACCGATGCCCTGACGATGGCCATCATCGAGTTGGATTATCACACGCCCGGCGGCATCGGGCTGAGCGTGAATTATGATCCGCTTATGTGGATGGAGCGGAATGGTGCAGACCCGCTGACATCGACCGACAGCGCCATGGCAATCATCCCGCCGGGGTGGTTCACTCGTTTTGCTGCCGAGGATCGTCATTCGCGCAGTTGGCGATGGGAATTGCGGGGCGGCTACGGCTGGGATGTCGGGGTGCGTGCACCAACGCAGGCTCAAGCGATTACTGCTGCTGCCCTACACGCGCATTCTGTCGTCGCCCGAGCCGCCACCATGGGAGGCAGCGATGATTGAGGTGAGGCAGGACGACATAGACTGTTTTGATGAGGTCTATGGCAACATGGAGACGCATCTAGCGGACTTCGACGTGAACGAGTTGAAGATGGCCTTCGCACGATGTCGCCAGCAAGCCGAGGATGCGATGCGGGAGCGTGTAGACGACCTGAGATTGGCGGCGAAGCGTGTTGATCGAAAATATGGCCACTACGAGGACGGCGAACCTTGCGATTGGTCGGAGTGGCAGGATTTGCGCACCGCCATCCGCGGCATCGACGCCGGTGGGGAGGATCAGGCGGATCCTTCAGGATAACTGAAGCTATCCGCCAACCCCTCGACCCAATCCAGATACTGATATGCCACCACCTGCTGGGTGAACGTTGGGCTGACCTTCTTGGAGGTGCCGCCCGCGTCCACCCAAACGGACCACTGGCCGTCATGCAGTTTGACATAAGCCCGACCGCCTGCCGGGATCTCCGGCGGTAGCTTGCCTAGCAGGCGGTCCAGCTTGCTCACTTGATACCCAAGACCTTCAGCAGCAGCGAGCCGATCGTTTCGGCTTTCTTGCTGACGGTCGAATTGAACACGTCCTGCACGAACGCGCGGCCGATGTCCTCGACCTCCTTCAGGCCCTTGGTGATGCCACCAGCCTTGAGGGCATCAACCAGCAGCGGCAGTGTGTTGACGACAACCGCTTCGAACTTCTCGGGACCGCTGAGCGTGCTGCTGGTGAGCGCTTTGATGTCCGCAGCTACCGCAGCGCCGACTTCGGTGTTCTTGAGGGCTGCAATGGCCTTCTGCGCGTCCGTCAGCTCGATGACGACGGCGATGTTCTTCTTGCTGAAGATGCCTGCGATTTTCTTGAAGATGCTCATGCTCTTTACTCCTTGGGTGTCGTGACGTTGATATCGCCGCTGTCGGTAGATGCGGCTGGTGCGCGCTGCGTCGGAATGCGCAAGATGCCAATCAAGCCGCCGGTGATGGTGCCCAGACCGAAGACTTCAGCTTTGCCTAGCAACTCCGGCACCATAGCCGCAGCGATGATTGCAATGGCGAACACTAGGGCCAGTGTGAACAGGGTGGCCAGATAGGCGATAAGCTGTTCGTGGGCGCTCATGATCGATACACAGCTGCTTCAGCCGCACGGCGCCGCGTCAGGCCCGCCAGCACCTTGCCACTGGCCTTGTTCCAACGGGCAAACTCAGCGGCAGCACCGGCGTAGTCCCCAGCCTTGTGCTTCTTGATGAGCGTGGACGATGCGAGCGCACCTGTC